CGAACCATAATAGTGGGGACCTGTTGGTGTGTCTTGAAGCTAACATGTAAGTTAGCGGTATTTGCCTAAGTAGTAATCTATAGGCTTTATCTGCGTATTTATCTTTATTTACTTTTTTCATTTTATTTAAATTTAATTTGATTAATAAAAAATATCAGGGGAGGAGTATACCTCCCCTAATATTAGTGTTTACTTCTTATTAGTTTTGGAATAAGAAGAAGTTGTTTGCACCTAAAACACAAACTGCTCTTTCAGATAAGAAGTTAACTTCCATCGCATCTAAAGAAGATGTTCTTGCTCCACCAGCTGAGCCAGTAATCCAAGTTTTATATCTTCTATCTTCTGCTTCAGAAGCTCTATATCTTACATGTAAGAATGGTCTCTTAGCGTTTTTACCAAGTATTTGGTCATAAACTGAAGTAGAACCAGCTGGAACTAATAGTCCATTGATACCACCTGCTACTAATCCACCTCTCATAGTTGGGTCGTTTAGGTATTTCCAGTCAGACTTATAAAAGTCATAACCTCTTCTAAATCCAGAGAAACCAAGGTTAAGTGCCATTTCTTCATCATTGTCAAATAGACCATAAGATGTACCACCACCTCCGTAAGAGTTTTGTGTTGATAACATATCGTCAATATCAAATGAGAAGTTTCTGTTTACGAAGATTACATTTTCTTCGATTGCACCTTGCTTATCTAATCTTTGAATAATGCTGTCGAAGTCAGCTAATGATGTTGGGTTACCACCACCATAAACGTTACCTCTTGCACCTACTTCAAAGAATACACCTTTAGAACCACTTAATCCAGCAACAGACGCAGCTGCACCTGTACCTTGTAAATAGTCACCAGCACCTGAAGCTGCTTCAGCTGGTACTGCTTCTACTAAAGCTGTTTCCATGTAGTCTTCAAATCTTAGTCTTGTATCGTGCTCAGACTTTAGATACCATAAGTATCCACTTACTCCGTCTTCTCCACTTACTTCAACCCAGCCAATTTGTGCCATATCAGAACCTGATACAGAGTATTTATCTTTTAAGATAATTGGCTTATTGTCAAAAATGAAATCATCAGACTCTAATGAACCGACCATTCCTTCAGTTCCTTTTGCAAATTCAGAACCGTAAATGAAGACATCACATGCTACACCCGCTGCCATTGATTGTCCAGCCGCTTCATAATAAGCTACTGTAAATGTGTTAGGGTTTGCGTTAGTTGGTCCAGCTGTAATAATCGCTTTGTTTGTTAGCGATGAACCTGGTGTGTTGTCTGAAATCATTACAGTTTGACCTACTCTCAATACGTTCTTCGCATCTTTCGCTGTGTTAGGGTTAGCTAACGCAGGATTGAAGTTAGTAAGGTTATTTGGAATTGTCCAAACTGCTCCAGAGTCTGTACCAGCAATCGCTGCTGAAGTACAATCTTTGTATTTAATATGCAATCTTCCTTGCTCTGCCCATTTAATAAGGTCAGAGTTAGAAGGCATTTCTGCTCCTACCATACGTAGGAATGAACTAATGCTTCTATTACCATATCTTTCAAATTCTTTCTCGTAAGTATCTGGTAGATACTGATTCAAGAAATCAAAATCTTTGATATAATTCGTTTCAACAGGAACCTGTTGAGCCGAAGGTTGTAAATCGAAGCCAGGGCTAATATTTACTGCCATAACTTTAAAATTTTAATTTGTTAAACTTTTTTAATACTTCTAATTTTAAGTCCTCTACCACTCGAAGTATCTCCTACAGCTTTTATTTTCAAACTATTTTTCGTGCTAAGTTGCGGGGCTCTACGAACATCCATATTGATATTCTTAGATTTTCTTGCTACATCATCTACTGTTGCAGCAACACCCTGCTCATAGAAAAACTTTGCAAATTTTTCAGGATTCATAGCTATTGACATAGCTCTATGATATCCTGCTGCGTCTTTCATAAGTCCATTCTCATCATTATATTTTGAGATGAAATTATTGAAATCCATTTGCTTGTTCTTCAATTCCTCAGCAGTCCCTGGTTTATAGAGAATAGATTTGTCGTCGCTAACGTTAAATTCAAAACCTTTGAAATCTTCGCCAAACACTTTGTTTGTACGCTCCTCAAAATTTTTTCTCATAAGCTGGAAAGCTTCCTTCTGAGAGTTAGATTCCTCTAACATTGTCTTGTAAGCATTAAGATTGTTTTCTTGTTCATCAGATAATCCACCCCCACTTGACTCAAGAGGGACTTTATACTTATCTTTCTGTTCTTTAAAAAACTTTCTTGCTTTTGCAAGCTCTCTCTTCTTAGCTAATTTTTTCTTCTTGATATCCTTTTCTTCATCTTCTTCACTATCGTATCCGAATCTGTCGTCCATTATATCTTGAATATCTATAGCATCAAGACCTTCTTCTTGAACACTTAGATAATCAGCTAAAACTGAATCTTCATCCATGTCATCGTAGTTCTTTTGTAATTTATAAAAGTCTTCAATGCCACGGCCTGTTTCTTTTTTATAATCAAAATACAGCTTAACATCTTCAGGTAATTCAATATTTGACTCTTTAGTTTCAAATAATTCATCAACTGAATTTATGTCTTTGTTGTATCTCTCTTTAATAAAATTAAGAACATGTTCGTCATTTAACTCTGACGAGGGAGTTTTTTCTTCTACAACTGGAGTTTTCTCAGCTGCTTTTTCCTTCTCTTCTGCTTTCGGTTCTTCCTTTTCAGGTTTCTCCTCAACTTTATTTTCATTTTGTTGAGCCTCATGCTTTTGCAATAGTTGCTCTTCTATTTCGGCTTTTGATTTTTGAGTGTTGCCGTCCACTGCTTTTACTTTTATTTCCATTAGATTAAATTTTTAACAAAATTAAACAATAATTATTTACCATTTTTAGGCGTTTTTTAAATAGTTATACATGTCTTCACCTAAGTTTTCACCAACCTCTTTGTCAGATTTATAATGCACGCGTGCAACTATTCTGCTTTTAGATATGTGGTTTGAAACATCCATAAATTCTTTTTTCATTTCAGGAAACATATCTCCTAAAATTAAGGCAATCATTCTACCTTGAGCTGAATGTCCAGATGGAAATGCTGGTGTTTGTGCACTCTCCATTTTATGATACAACAAACTTATGCCAAATTTTTTAGCAAGTTTATCTGGCCTTGGTCTGTCGTGGTAATTTTTTATTTTTAAAATAACTTTTGATGACTGTTCTATTACATCATTTATCAACTCTTCTGGATATTCTCTTGTTCTATTGTTAAAGAGACGTTTAAACGAGTTGTTAATATCATCATACTTGTCTGCGTAAGCTACATCCATGCGTTGTGTTTGCAAGGATTTTATTTCGTTTAGAGTCTTTAGACTCATGTCAGAAGGATATTTAATTAACTTATATTTCTTGATATTGAAATCACTAAACATAGGAGGAAGACTGCCCATAAAAAATTATTTAGGTCCAAACTCTGCTAAATCAAAACCATCCAAAGTATCCTCGTTAGATTCAAACTTTACTGCTGGTAAATTTCTTTTTCTTTGTTCGATAAGTTTAGACTGTTGAGTATTAGCTTGACTAATTCTATCTGACTTACCTTTTTCTCTTGCAGCTTCTCTTTTATCTATTTGTGATTGCTCTATACCTTTTAACTGCATGTTATAAGCAAACTCAGTTTCCATTAACTGTGACTTTAGCATAGCCTCATTCTTCATCTTTTCTATTTCCATAGCTATCTCAGCTTGTTTTATTTGCATTTTAGATTGAGTCTCTGCTGCAATTTTTTGTTGCTCAGTTTGCGCAGCCATCATTGCTGCTTGTTGCTGCATTTGAGCTTGAGCAGCTTGTTGCATTTGAGCTTGTTGCTGTTCCATTTGTGCTTTTCTTTTTCTTTTAGTTTTTAAAAGCTGGTTAGCCATTTTTAAATTATGTATTTCTCTAATGTCTAAAGCGTCTTCTAAATTAATATCGTTTTTAGATAAAGCCATTTGAATATTAGCTTCAAGCATCGCTCTTTCTTCTTCATCTGGAGCTAATTCTAAGAATATACCAAAACTATACAGATATAAATTTTTAATATCCTGTAAAAGATTTAAATTATATTTTCCTATTTGCATAGCAAACTGGTCTTTAAAGTCAGAATACTCTAACACATCTGCTGTTCTTAAAACTATTCCTTCAGCTAATCTTCTTGTAATGTACAAACTTGCATTAAGTATATGCCTTGTTGCTGTGTTAGAATTTAATGCAGCTAATTTTTGTACACCAACTAATGCGTCTGGGTTTGGAGTAGAACCGTCACGAGCTTCGTTTAAACCTGTTACAGTTCTTATCATATCAAGATAATGATTATAATTTGCTATCAGCATTTGCATTTTAGCACCACCACTATTTGATGTTAATTGTGTTATTGGCACTTTAGCATTATTAAACTCACCATCTTGTGTAAAACTTCTACCTACAACACTACCAGTTTGAAAATAAAGCCGTAGAGCGTCTTCAGGATTGTAAGCATTACCTGTACCTAAGTCAACTTCATTAAGTCCATCAGCGTCTATAAAAACACCATCTGGGACCATTCTTGATATTACCTGTTGTAGTTTTAAATGTGTTACTTGAATCAAATCAGCAAATGGTATCATTCTTCTTACTAATGATTCATACATACCTTTGTATAGTCTTGGAGCACAAGCAACATAATTTGGTAAAGCATTTTGACTTGCAGCTTTTGGTCTAACCATGTTTTCTGCAAGCTCCCATTTTAAAAGAATATTAGTTCCCATAACCATAATTCCATCATACCAGACTTCTATCTTTTTTTCAACTCTTTCAAACTTACCTTCAACCATCATTTCTTCTGGTGGGTTAAAGTTTTCATCTTTTTGTACAACTTTAAAAGTGCCATCAGGCATTTCTTTTTTCTTGTAGACAAACGTGTGTGTTGTTTTATAATTGAAATAAAGTAATGTACAAGTATCTCTGTAGAATAAAGAGTTTTCATAGTACTGTGCATTATTATAATAATTATACCATGACTGACTATACTTTGCTATCTCCTCCATATCTTCATTTGTGATGTCAGGATTTATTTTGACAAGCTCAGCCATTGGTATAGTTTTTAATTCACCCCAATAAAAACAATCTTTAAAATAAGGGTCTTCAGTATAACTATATACTACGTTTGCAGGGTCTACATAATCTATTTGTATACCCTGTCCTGGTAAAAACTGATGTTTTGTCATTCCGACACCAATAGTCATGATGTCATAATCAACTCTTTTACGAATATCTTGATAATGATTTTGATTTAATACTGTATCTATAGCTTCTTCAGCTGCAATTTCTACAGCTGGTTTATACTTCATTTGCATAAATAATTCCAGCTCTTCATCATTTTCTGGTAATTCATCTTCTGCAGTTTGAAAAACATTCAGCTCAAAGTCTTCTTCAATTTGTTGAAACAAAGGACGAGCAATCATTTCACCTTCTATTTTCTTTTGGAACTCATCTCTTTTTTCTGCAGACATTGCGTCTTCTGCAAAAGCATTAACTTTAAATAGTCTATCATTTAAACCATTTACAACAATATCTACAAACTTTGGAATTATTGGAACTGGAGTCCAATCTAAATTAAGATAGGATAAATCACCATCAATAGCAATTTCATTTTTATACTTTTGTATAGACTGCTCACCACGTGCGTATAGACGCAACCTGTTGAACTCACCCCATTGATTTAAATATCTACACGAGCCATTATCTTTCCTAAACCATTCATATTGAATAGCCTGTCCAACTTGCAGGCCGTACTCCGCTGTATCTTTCTGTGCATCGGAGGCAAATTCATCTGGAAATGCAGCTGCTTTTAAGTTAATTTCTACTTGTTTCATTTATTAATAATTCGACTAACTTTTTCGCTGTTATTATATCTTGCAAAGTTAATGCTAATTTTTGTCTTTTCTTTAGTCGGTGTATACAAGTGTTTTTGATTTGCCATAATTGCTAATCCAGAGCTAATAGAAGCATCAAACTTAGTTCTATTGCTTATATCAAACTTTGCCCAATCCTCAAGCGTTCTTTGAAAATACATATCACCTATATCACCTTCAACCCTATGTACACCTTCCATATCTATGCCTATATATTTTTCTATATAGGATTCGATAGCTGATGCGTGCGATTGTTTTACATCCTCTGACGTGTTTGGTATACCACCTAATTCTCTTTCACTCTTAGATAGTTTATTAAAATTTTTATCAGGTCTGTTTAAACAAAACCCTCTATATCCTCTGTTTTTAAAATGATATAGTAAACGAGGTTTGTTATTTTCACACAATATTGGCATGCCATAAAAAACACAAGCCATCAATACTTCCTCAAAAAATATTTCAGCTGTTTGTGGTCGAGCTATATATTCTAAAAAGAAATGGTTACTTGGAATTTCTTCCATACTAAACTTGGTTAACCCGTGTAAAGAACCATTAGAACCTTTACCAACTACAACACCTGATATATCATAAGAGTCGCATCCAAATGAGCCTAAATGTTCATTGCCAGGAAAGAATCTATTGTTCTTTCTTATAACATTATTTTGAAGAGAGTGTTTAGGTATGTAAGTTACAAAAAATCTTCCTCTTTTATTTGGAGTCCACACAACCTTACTGTCTTTTATTCCATTTTCCCAGCTGAAAGAACCCTGGGTTATAAAATGCTCTTTTATTAAACTGTCATTGTAATCAATCTGTTGATATATTTTTGTTAAATTAAATATTGACTGTTTACTTTCATCTCTAAAAGCATGTGACTCTGAACGTGGAAATTGTCTGTAATATTCATTTAGTGCATCAGGGTCGTTTTTCAAAGACATAACTTCGTTTTCCCAATAATTTACAGCACCTTGATATATGTATTCGTCATCTATTCCCACCACTTCTTGTTTTGGATTATCTAACACAGGCATACCATATCTATCAATAAAACCTTCCATGTTCCACTCCATAGGAACAAACAAAGAATATAGTCCGCTTTTTGTTTGACCATTTGCGTTTCTTTTTGTGCAATCAGAATCGTTATACAGACTTTTAAAATTTCTACCACCCTTATCCAATGCGTTTGAAGTAGAACCCATCATACATTTGCCTATTATTTTACTACCTAATCGAAGACAAGTTTTTGTAACCCTCCAGTTATTTAAAATGTTTTCAGGCCTTTCCCATTTACCACTTTCATCATGTATTAATAGTTGTAGTTTTTCACCGTCATAACTGTTATCAGATGTATTCTTCCAATCTATAGTTGTATCCAAACCCTCTAACACTTCTTCTTCTATATTGAACATATTCTTTTTTGTAATCTTTGAAGCGGGCACTCTATATGCTAATTCTGTTTT